TTGTTTATTGGTATGCAGTTTGTATTGGCAGGACTAGGATATACTATCATTGGTAGGAAGGAGATAATGGATATGGAAGCACACTATGATAAACTATATGACGATAATATGCTGAAGGATGTGGACCTAGAGGTCAGTGTGAGACTTGAGAAGGGACTTGAGATGTCAAATAATATGCCTGTCCCACTTGACTTCTACAACCAGACCCTATATAATACTGACGGTATCAATTAGATTATGCAAGTCAATAACATCGTAATTGTAGGTGGTGGATCATCTGGTTGGATGACCTGTGCTGCCTTGTTGAAACTATGCCCTTGGGTTAATGTTGTGCTTGTTGAGAGTGCAAAACATAAACCAATTGGTGTAGGTGAGTCAACACTGGGACACTTTAATAAGTTTACTGATGCTCTAGGTCTACAAGATACAGACTGGATGGAGTATTGTAATGCCACATATAAGAATAGTATTCAGTTCACAGATTTTAGAGAGAAAGGATCAACCTTCCAGTATCCATTTGGTAAGTATAAGTTAGACAACACTGCTAATGGTATTGAAGATTGGTTTGACTTACAGAAGAGACATCCAGAAGAATATAATCCAGATGGGAAGTCATTCAGTCAGTTCTATAATCCTGAGAACGATACACTTGTAGCAAATAATAAGCAGTGGGGTAGTGCTGAGACACCAGAAGGATATATGGATTGGGATAACTATAATATGGAAACTGATGTAGCATATCATTTGGATGCTGAGAAGTTTGGTGAGTTCCTAAGAGATAATGTATGTTATCCGTGGGCAGAGAAAGATAGATTCACACACGTAATAGGTGAAGTACGTGGTATGGTCAAGGATGTGAAGAAAGGTGGATCACCTGCTGCATCTAATAGAGAGATCAGACACTTAGCAGTTAGATTGGCAGCAGATAATAAGACTGTAGGAGTACAGGGTGATCTATTCATTGACTGTACTGGATTTAAAGGTGCACTCATTGAGGGATTGATGAATGTAAACTTCAATGACTTTAAAGAGATACTTGCAAATGATAGAGCACACTTCGCACGTATTCCTTACCTTGACATAGATCAACGTAAAGAAGCAATGCACAATGTGACTGACTGTACTGGTGCTGAGAATGGTTGGATGTGGACTATTCCACTATGGAATCGTATTGGTGTTGGTTATGCTTGGTCATCACGATTTGCAATGCAACACGAGACAGAGCAAGAGTTTCAGATATGGATTGAACAGAAGTTTGGTATTGCACCTGATGAGTATGAGATTGAAACTATTGAGATGAAGCACGGTTATAGAGATAAAGCGTGGGAACTTAATTGTCTTGCTATTGGTCTATCATATGGATTTGTTGAACCATTAGAATCAACAGGACTATTAACAACACACGAGAGTATCCTTAGACTGGTTGACATACTCAATAGAAGAAGAGGATACATCACAAATATAGAGAGACAGTGGTATAATTATTGTGCTAGACGTGAGGTTATTGGATTTGCTAAGTTTGTTGCTATGCACTATGCACTGTCAATGAGGACTGATAATCCATATTGGAAGTGGGCATCACAACGTAATGAATATATGATGCAAGAGTTTGATGGTAACATCAAGGTTAATGATAACTTTGAGAGGATGGGATCTATATTAGATCACGCTGAACCATTGAATGCTAATATGCACGGTATGAATTATATTGCAGCAGGTCAAGGACTACAGTTAGGTACAAGATACTTAATGGGTGGTGATGAGAACGAGCACGCAATAGGAGTCAGTAAGGTGACAAGAGAAGAATATATTGCTAATGTGAAGAAGTTTGTTGAGTCGGATGACTGTCCTACTCATTATGATTACCTACTTGAACACATCTATGGAGAAGATAATGTGGAATATCTTCCGTAAGAAGAAACCGTGGATCAGATTCTTCTCACTTGAACCTGGTCTAGCAGAGAACTATCCACTGCTTCCTGCTTCAACCATTAAAAGACAATGGAAGGATAAGGATGCGAAGGGTAGAAGGTGTCCATTTATGGGTACACAAAACGTTGCTAATTGTCCAGGTCTAAAACAAATCACACGTATGGGTTGGGTGGTAACCTCACCTATGGATTTCAGGATATGGACAGAGAATGACGGTATCTCTTATAGATATGAACAGGTAACCAACTTTACCAGACACTCCAATTTTATTGGAGATCATCCACCAGATCAGACAGTTCCACTGCTTGAGGATGCAGAGTCAGGAGTATTTCCACAAGATACTCTTGCTCACGTTATAAAACTTGAAACACCTTGGAGGGTTCGTGCTAGTGATGACATTGTGTTTTTACAACTCCCAGTGTATTACAACAACGAAACTAGATTCGAGGCAGTTGCTGGTATGTATGACCCACGGTTTGCAATGCAAGTCAACGTCCAGTTGTTCTGGAAAGTGCTTGACTCTGGACCAGATGGTACACTTATTAAAGCAGGAACACCATTAGCACAGTTTGTACCTGTGTTACGTGAACACATTGAGAAAGATTGGTATGATTTTACTCAAGAACCTGCTGAACCAAAAGACTGGGACTTAGAACAATCTTTCAATTACTCACTCGCAGCAGAGTATTCAACTGAAGACACTGTAACTAGAAAGATTGCAAGAGCAATGCGAGCGATCAACTATCACTCAGACGGAACCAAACGATGAACATCGATGAACTAATACAAAACTTCCACTTACAGAAGGAAGAACAGAGTAAACTGATTGAGGAGTTGGATGAAGAGTTTAGTAATAAGAAACTGAACCCTTATGGTGTCACTACCATCGACTTCCAAAAGAGATCTGATGCTTACAGTCAGAGATCCAGGTTAGAAGGTGCTATTGATGCACTGTTTATGGTAAAACGTGATATAATGGGAGATGATAGTGAGGTTGGTATGCCATCATTCGAACTCAATGCTCAACCAGAGGAAGAGATTGAAATGATTGGAGAGTCAACTGAATCTGCTATTGATGATGACAACATACCAGGAGATCCCAGTTACTAATGCCAGTCTACAGAGATTATGAGATACGTATTAACTTGAATGAGTTGGTTGAACAACGTATCCCAGTGTGCAACTCTTTACATCCAGACCATTGTCTGACTGAAGAACAAGTTGACCAGATTGCACACGATATCAGATCTAACATAGATCTATCACCTATCTACCAACAGGTAGATGAAACCATTGAAAAATTTGTCAACCTTAAACACATTGAGATCTAATGTCACTTAAAGAAGCAACGTGGGAACATCACAAGAGAGCAGAGGAGCAACCCTTTGTTGGTATGATGTTCGGTGGGACACTACATCCCAAGTCTTATGCAATTTTCTTGTATAATCAAATTCAACAATATGATGTACTAGAGAATGCAGCATCTAAAGCAGATGTGCTATCAGGATTAGATGATATCAACAGGTATCCAGGTTTAGTTAAGGACTTTCAAGAGTTATGGGCAGAGCACGGTGTAGAAGTACCACCAACATTAGAGACTACAAAGGAATTCACTAAGTACATTGCTGAGATTGAGAAGGATGTTAGTGAGAAGAGTAGGCAGGATAGATTAATGGCACACATCTATACACGTCATATGGGTGACCTTATGGGTGGACAGATGCTTGCTAAGAAAGTACCTGGTTCGTCACATATGTACGTATTTGAGAACCCAGACAAACTAAAAGGACTTATCCGTGCTAAACTCAATGATGATATGGCAGATGAAGTAAGAGTTGCTTACGGATTTGCTACTAGAACATTTAAGGAGATGCTACCCTATGCTCAGACAATTCAAGAAGATCAACAGTAAAGGACACGAGGATACCTGGGAGTGGGAAGAAACTCCCGAAGTCCTCAAAGCGATAGAACAGTTACACAAATCCTCAGCAGATGTCGAGTCCAAAAAAACAAAATGATGATAACTTTTGGTCCTCATTCATAAACTATGAAACTCATCCACCCACTCTCAAACGACTGTCCAAAAAGGTCAGGGAAGAGACTGCTAAACGTATTAAGCAGTTGAAGGAGAAAGTTGATGAGTTTAATAATAACACCAGAAAACCCTAAACCAGTTGAGTACATACCAAACTATGTTTGGAGACTCAACTATGATTTTGAGTATCAACACGGTGGTGCATTACAGTTTGATGTTGGATCATTATTAGACACAGTTAACAAGAACTCAGAACTAGAGAGCAACAACGCATTTAGTACAGCGTCAGCATCACTAGAACCATTTGCACCTCATAACTGGGAGTGCTTACAGAAGTTCTTATATGTCATACATCAACAGTTAGTTCCAATTTGGAAGCACTGGGGATATTATGATATGAGGATACAACCACGTGAGTCTTGGATAAATATCCACAAGCGTGGTGGAATAACAACAGAACATTTACACAGTCCCTGTCCTATGGTATTGTCTTGTTATCTCAAGGCATCCCAAGGGTCAGGGAACTTTCTTATTAGGGATCCACTAGAGTATCATCGCTTTGGTTCTCCACAGGTACCAGAGCAGAATCTGTGGAAAGAGATACCAGTTCAAACTAACGATATCCTGGTATTTCCTGGTTGGTTGAAACACGCAACACAACCAAATAATACAGATGAAGATCGTGTAGTACTATCAATCAACTATGAAGGTCATTAGAGATCTATTGCCAGAATTATATGTGAACAAGATTCACGATATGATGTCGGGAATAAAATTCAACTGGCATTTTCTGAATGATGTCACATTTGCTAACGAGGGACCACATCATCGTGGATCACCAGGATTTGCTCATCTATTCTTTGATGAGGAAGAGGGAATAGAATCTGAGTGTTTGGATTTTGTATATCCTGCTCTCTTACAATTTGCACCGAAGGATCATAAACTAATAAGGATTAAGGGAGGGTTGCTTTTACAGACCAGTTCAGGTTATAATAGACCACACGTGGATTTTGATATCCCACACACTACAGCACTATATTATGTCAACGATTCTGATGGTGATACCGTCTTCTTTGACAGAAATGGGAGCATCACCGATCGTGTTAGACCAGAGAAGAATAAACTCATTATTTTTGATGGTTTAAAAATGCACGCATCGTCCTGTCCTACCCTCGCTACAAATAGAATCGTCATTAATTTCAACTATGTCTGTCCTGATTAACTACTACCAATATGAAGGAGCAGAAGATGTGGTTGACATCCTCAAATCTCCTCTATCGATAGATGGTGTTGGTATTGAACCAGAAAGAACTCTGGATACAATGCCTAAGACAACACCATATTTGGATTGTCCTGCATTTACTCATAAGACATCACGAGAGTGGATAGTATATGCACCAAAAGATATGACAATAGAGATTGACAATGAGAATAATATGATCAGTTGTGCTCAGTTAACCAGCGAGGATTTACATAGAACAGTACAAGTACAGAATAAGAGAGCACCGATCACAACAATGCAGGTTTGTATGCCTATGTTGATTTGTTGGACTAAGAATAAAAATATATGGGTGGAGGTTAAGGATCATCCACTCACGTCACTCAATAATAATTTCACAGTAGTTCAAGGATGGTTCAATCTATCATCTTGGACACGTCCTATATCATTTGGATTGAACATCGTGGACAATACTAAACCTGTTGTCATTAAGAGAGGTGATCCATTATATAAGATCAACTTCATTGAGGAGGGTAATCTCAATCAAGAGTTTAAATTCCTTAAGGAATTACCACCTGAACGATTGCTTATAGATATGAATAAGAGGGTGAGGGTGAAGGGATTCATCTCAAATTTAGCAAAGACTCTTATGTTTAAACAATGTCCGTTCAAATAAACTATCTACAATATGAATCACCTGATTGGTCGTTAGACAGAGCACTTGACTCTGGTCTATCATTAGATGGTGTTGGATTTGAACCAGAGAGATACTTTGATACATTTGATCCAAAGCAAAAGATATATTATAGTTGTCCTGCTTGGCAGCATAAGGTAAAACGAGAGTTTGTTATCCGTGCACCTAAACCTCTTGAGTTGACAATGCACAGAGAGGAGAAACGAATAAGTACAAACTTAGGTGATCTAACTCAGCAGATAATACAACCACCACCAGATTGGGAGGTGGATCAGACATTTCAAATACATATACCTGTGTTCTTGATGTGGACAAAGGCAAAGAATATATGGGTAGAACAGAAACAATGTGGTGGTAATAATTTCAGGACAGTAGAGGGATGGTGGAATCTATCTGACTGGTCACGTCCTATTAATTTTGCTGTTGAGTTTATTGATGAGTCTAAACCTATCATAATAAAGAGAGGTGATCCGATTTATCGGTTGGCATTCTATCAAGAGCATAACCATAATCAAACATAT